CTATTCCAAATGGCCGATCACGTCGAGGCGTTCGTCCCCGCGCTGAAACGCGCCGAACCAGCCGTCGCGCGAGTCAGTGCGCGTACGGCTTACTAGTAGCGTGAATCCCTCGCAGCCTCTTGCCTTGGCAGTGGCGAAGTCAGTGGTGTCGAATTTTGCCTCGCGCACCAAAGTCGTGGCGACCGACTTCATAGCCGATTCGAACAGGTCGAGCAGGTGGCCTTGCAGGCTGCCGTCGATGTTGCGCGAGGTCACGTCGTCGATGACGGCACTCTTGAATCTGTTGCTCATGGGAAATGCTCCGTATTGGTGTTGCTCACATGAACGCGCTGTTTGACGGTAAAGCCAAGCTCTTCCACGTGGTTTGGAGATCAGGCGTTGCGTAGTAGCCAAGCAGCCTCGGCGTCCCGCCGCGTCACCAGGCCGGGCAGCACTTTTCCGCCGCCGTAGATCCATCGGCTTAACTCATGGGCTGCGCTCGGCCAGTCCCGCTGATTGACGCGCCGACGTAGCGTGGATGTCTGCAGTCGTCCAGCGCCGAGGTTGAACGTGAAGTCCACGATGGCCGCGAGCCGCCCCTCGGGTTCGGTAGCCAGCACCGGGCAATAGCGCAGCGTGGCGGCGAGGGCCGTGCGCAGGTCCTGAAGCAAATAAGCCTCGCCCTCTTCTTTGCTGATCGGAGGATGGTCTGGTTTGCACAAACGCCCGTAGCCGATCGTCCAGTAGCCCGCTGGGCAGATGTACGGGTGTGCGCGTCCAGGATCGGCCTTTGGCACGCGATGGAAGCCCTCGAAGCGCTTGGCCAACTCGATGGCCGTTTTCGGCACCTCGGTCACGACCGGACCCTGTCGAATACGCGTCCGATGAACCAGAAGTTCAGCACGCCCGCCCACAGTGCCTGGTCGGCTTCGGTCCAGGCGTGGAGGATCGCGACGCCCCAGTCGGCACCACCCTCAATGGCAGCAACGAAGGCGGCCGTCTTGGCGGCGCAGTACAGCGCCATGAACCAGTAGGTGATCACCGGACGCACGCTGCTCGACAGAGCATCGGCCCAGCGGACGCCAGTTTTCTCGCCCTGTGTGCGGACGGCCTCGCGTAACGTCTCGATCGCGCCCATGTTCCACGCGGCATCGGCACCGGCACCGATTTCGTCCATGCGCTGCGCACCGCGTAGCTTCTCGAAGTCCAGTGCCTTGTCCTGCATCGCCAGTTCGTGGCCGCGTTCGCCCTTGCGGTCGAGCCACTTGAGAAGTTCGGGCGCCAGACGGAAGGCTCCACCCAGGAGACCACCCAGAAGCGTCTCGATCATTGACCGCCTCCCATCAATTTCAGCTTGATGGCGGTTCCGACCAGCAGAACAGCCAGGATGCCGGTTGTGACGACTTTGATGGTCGTTTGCCACGCAGTACGGCGAGCGTCGCGCCACGCCTCCAGCAGGTCGCGCAACTCGCGGATGTCGCGGGCGGCGTGTCCGTTTTCCAAGCCGAGGTGGGCCAGGCAACGCTCGGCGCCGCGCTCGGCTGCACGTTCCAGAAGGTCGTCAAAGTCTTCGCGGCGCAAAAGCAGCATGTTCTCGACGAGCGCGGGTTTGTGGTCGGGTTCGGTCATGGGCGTTCTCCAAAAATGCGAAACCCGCCCAGTGCATGAAGATCTGGGCGGGTTTCTGGGCGACGGACAAAAATGAATCAGATAGGGATGCCGGGACTCCAGCCGGTGGATTTGTAGGCCGAGAGCACGGCTTCGTCCTCGATGAAGCACAGCCAGCCGATCTTGGGGATGTGGTACTCCCACACTCCCGCGATGCGTGCCGCGATCTGGTCGGCCCTGCCGGACCAGACGCCGGTGGCGCCCGCTGGAATCAGGTAGCGGTCGCCATTTGCCGGACTGGCCGGTGGTGTCGTCAGATCGCGGTCCTTGACCGATAGGCTGACGACGGCGCCCAGCCGCTTCAGGTTGGCGTCCATTCCAGCGCCCCAGCCGCTTTCGCCGAGCGTCCAGCCGTAGTTGAGACCCAGGTTCGGATCAGTGATTGCGGGCATCAGATGCCTCCGTAGTATTTGTCGTAGGAAAGTCCGTAGCCCGCGCGCTCGAAGGCGATCGAGTGCTTCTGCAGGCTGATCACGCCCGAGCGGTTGGATTCGAGTTCGATTCGCAGCGCGGCGTTGGGTCGGCCCAGGCCAGAATCGGCGGTGTCGTCGGCCAAGGTGTAGGTCTGGCTGGTGCCCGTCAGGCCGCTGTAGGTACGGCGCAGGCTGCCGGATTCCCCATAGATGCGTAGCGTGTAGGTCACGCCGGCCTCGGGGCCGATGTTTCCGTTGGTCTGGGGCACTAGGCTTACCGTCTGGCTCAGGCGGTCGCGGTGCGACCAGGCGATGACCAGATCGCCTTTGGCGGCCACCGGATAGGCCACGCCGTTGATCCTGACATTGCCTGGCGGATACGGTCGGTTTTGGCGGCGGTTCATGGCACGCGAATCGGTGGGGGCTGATGCCAACGCGAGGGTGCCCTTGCCGGTGACGGTCAGCAGGCGGGCGTTGACCGTTTCCCCGACCGCGTATTCGGTGGGGTCGACCCCCTGAAACCCATCTGCGAACCAGATGCGACTGCCGGCGGCATGATTCGTGGGCACCGTGTCGAGTGCGCCCCGGTTCACCGTCAGGGTCTTGGCCGTGGTGTTGATGGCCGTGATCGCGACCACTTCGTCATTGAGGTAGGCGTAGCTGCCCACGGCAACCAGATCGATGTCGACCTCGCTGTGGTAGGTCAGCGTGCTGGTGACGGCCTGGCCGATTGCGCCGGTGAGCACCGCGTGGGGCGCGAACTCGCCTTGGCCGCGCTCGTTGTAGGTGGAGGCGGAACTGGTCTTGCTGTGGATCTGATAGTGGATCGCACCGGCTGCCGGACGGCCGCCGAGGGTCTGCAGGAAGCAGTCGGTCGCATCGAGGTAGGCGAGTTCCGAAGCACTCATGGCGCGGGCGATGTCCCAATACGGAGCCTCGACGAGCCATCGCGGGTTCGCAGCCGAGGGCGTCGGTACCGGATCGACCCAGCCGGGCGGCTGGGGCGCGGTGTAGCTTGCTGCCGGCAGTCCGAACACATCTTCGACAGCATCGATGCGTATCGCCCCCCGCGTGAGCGTACCGCCCTCGATGGCGGCGATACGCATCACGAGCCCTTCAATGCCGAGCGCCGGCCACACCAGCTTGAAAACCTCACCCGGCGTCAGGCTCCAGGCGCGGCGGTTGACGGTGAGCCTCACCTTGGCCAACGGCGTGGACACGGCCGCCAGATCGCGCAGGGCCACCCGGGCGGCCAGGGCATCCGAGGTGATGCCGGGGTAGCGACGCGTCTGGGACACCACCGCGCCCTGTGCCTGAATGTTGGCCAGGTCCTGCACCGTGATGCTGGTTTCCTTGAAGGTGTCCGCTCGGGTGTAGACCAAGACCAGTTCGTTGGTGGTCTCGCCCCAGGCAGCGCGTTGGAAGCTCTCCAACTCGATCACGTTGGTTGGGTCGAGCACCGGGAGACTCGCGGTCGTGTAGTCGGCCCGAACCAGCTTCAACACAAAGCGTCCCGTCGAGGGGGAGGTCGAGAGCACGCCGCCAATGTGATCCAACACTTCGCGCACAAACTGTTCGATCTTGCTCTGCTGCAACCAGATCAGGTTGAGGCCAAAGCCCTCGGCCGCCAAGGTATCGGCCGCCGCCCGGAAGCTGGCATCGTCGATGCTGGCAGCGGGATACCCCATTCCCCAGGCAGGGTTGGTGAGGCATTCGTAGAGGATGTGCGCCGGATTGGCCGCACCGCCAATCTCTGCCTTCGTCGGGTACCAGTCGCGAAAGCATCGTTTCACCCGCACGGCCCACGGCTTGATGTAGGGATTGTTGGCCGCGATGTAGAGCTGGCGCAGGATCAGCCCGAGCACCCCGCGATAGGCTGGCTGTGGGACGCCTATCTTCGAGACGAGGTAGTCGTTCGGTGTCTGGGTTGCCTCGCCGAAGGCGACATCGATCGCACCCGAGACCCCGCCCTCGCGTTTCTCGCCGCCGAAGAGCTCAGGGGCATTCAGATTGATCCGCCCACTGGCCGTGAGATTGCCGCTCCAGGCCTGGCGCTCGCCCACCTGAATCTCGGTGAGGGCATCCACCGGGCCGTGACAGATGGCCAGATGCATCCCCAGGTAGTAGCGGTAGCCGACCGTGACCTTCTTGCTACTGCCGCCCATCGTCGCCTCCGGTCTGGGTGCGCTGGCTGGCGACCTCCACCACGGCGTGTGCCAGTTGGTCGCCAGTGGCGAGCAGGTCTGCCGCCGGCAGCCCCTCCTCGAGAAAGCGCGGCCAGTCGAACTGGTGCCGCGCGAACCACGCGCGCGCGCCCCGGTTGCAGTACCCAAGGGCCCGCATATCCGCGTGTGTGACGATCAGTTCGTTCATTTCTTGCCACCTTTGGATTGGATGGGCGTGGTGCGCAGGTCCCCGTACCAGACCACGTTGGCGCTTTTGACCAGCACCGATCCGAACACCACGGGCACCGGACGCCCCTCGTCGGCGGTCGGGGCATCGAAGTCCTTGAGTTCGGCGGCCTGCGGCTGGGGAGGTTTGGGCGACAGGGCGTACTGGATCAGCGCGCTGACGATCCAGACGACGATCTGCATCCACGGCATGAAGGGTCCTCAGTAAATCGGGCTGCCGCCAAAGGGGTTCTTCGTCGGGATAAACGGGAAGCCCCCGAAATTGGCGCTGTTGGCAAACTTCGCCTCGCAGGTGACGAGGGTGTGATCGCAGCCGGGATAGAGCATCACCGCCGCACCCGCACTGAGCCCGGGCGGTACCGCCGAGAGCGTCACCAGGTCAGCAGCGTGGGCGACGATCATGCGTTTCTCGGTGAGGCCCCCAGCCTGCCAAGTGGCGTAGCCACCCGCGAAATGCCCGGTGGCAAACCCGGCAGCACTGGGGACCGTGATGGCGGCACCACTGAGGCCCGAGACCGTGCCCTGCACCCGGTGCGTGATGGGACTCGCGCCACAGGCGCCGCCATAGAGCACGTGTGGGCAATTGCGCTGGTAAAGCCGACGCAGCCCGGTGCGCTGCAGGCTGGTGTAGACCGGCTCGCAGTTGAGTTCGACCTCCGAGCCGCGCCATTCAGCGTTGAGCACACGCCCCATCCAGACGACCGCTGTTTCAACGTCCTGCCGATGCTGGCGGTACACGGTCAGCAGCGTGACCTCCGACGGTGGCGTCGCAACGAAGGGCTGGACCACGTCGGTGTCACGGGGCAAGGTCACGCGCAGGCCTGCACGTCCTGCCTCATTGGTCTGCTCGATGGCGCTGCGCATGAGCGGCACGGCCAGGAAGGTGAAGGTGTCGTAGTCAATGTCGTCGGGCGCACTGGTGTAGCGCCAGACACCTGCGCCACGCCGGAACTCGTAGAGTTCGATGGGGCTGGCGGCATCGACGGAGGTTTCTCGGGCAGCAATACTCACGAATCGTCTCTCAGGCTGCGAAGCGGCAGCACCACTTCGGCTATCTCGTCGGTGACATGGGCGATCTCGACCAGATCGGTGTCGAGGCGCACCAGCCGCATGAAGGAAATGCGCCGGAACTCTTGCGGCTGCAAGGTCGTGCCGAACGTGGCGTCGATCACCACCATCTCGCGCTGCGCATCGACCTCGGTGGCCGCACTGATGCGCCGGAAGAAGCGGTGGCCCGCGTTCGTGGTGATGAGCAGATCACGGCGACCCACCACCGCCCCTGGCCCCTCGGCGTAGCCCCGGTTGTCCACGGTCAGAAAGGCATCGGTCCCGCCCACTGGCGCGACCACCTGCAAGTCCGACTGGAAGCTCGGCAGCCAGAACGGCTTGAGCTTGCCGGCGCGCGATGCCAACCAACTGCGGAACGCGCCGATCTGGGCGCGCCCGACCAGCAACCAGCGGTGGCTGCGGGTCTGGGTCGTGATGCCAGTCAGATCGTCGATGACGCGCCGGCCGGTCAGATAGTCCAGCTCCCGCCACTTGCGCCCGAACTCACCTTCGACGTCCTCGCGCCAGTTGGGCGGCGTCAGCAGCACCGGATGGCCCAGGTAAGTTTCGGATTCGGTGGCTGTTGCAATCGGCCAGTCGTCCTCCAGCCTGAACTGCGGACGCGCGAGGGTGATGGCATCGGTCAGCCAACTCAGGCGAAGATCGTTTTGCACGCGCGCCGAGCGCACCGGCACGATCTTGGTGCCTGCGGGCCAGTCGGTGGCAATCGGGTCGTTGAGCGCGATCGCGCTCGGCGTCACCGCTGTGATTTGCGCAAACTCGGCATCCAGTCCGTGTACGAGTCCGACAATGCCGCCGGCGACGAAATCCCGGTTTGCCGTGGCCACGGACAGGCTGACGCTACCGGCCGGGATGGCGTTCGGGCTCACCGTCGCATCCATCCAGATCGGCAGTCCGTACACCCGCGCCTGCCAGGAGATCAGGCGGTTTTCCAGATGAACGCGGGCGGGGTCCGAGCCCAGCAGGAGGCGGTACTCGAGGCTGCGCCGGGGCGAGGCCCGAAGGCGCACGCGCTGCTCGTGGCCGGCGTGGGATTCCATCACATCGGTGAGCCACTCCAGCCGCTCGATCACCGGCTCGCTCCAGTCCGGGGCGAACACCCAGCCGACGATGCGTCTGCCCATTGCCCGCAGGCTTGGCGCATCGAGTGTGAACGCGAAGTGGAATGCGGCGTTGACCACCGGCGGGCCGTTCGGCGTCACCGAGAGGACGTACATGCGCGACTCCAGCGGGCCGAAACTGGTCGGCGGCGCGGCCGGTCCGGACAGGCTCATCCCCTCGGCGTTGGTGGCGCTGATGGCGGTGAGTTCGTTGGCCAGTGGCCAGGCGTTCCAGACCTCGACGTCGCGGGTCTGCACCGACATCGTGTTGCCCAGGTCGATCCGGTTGGGCCGCACATGCACCCGGTAGTAGTAGTCCTCGGCAAAGCCGCGCGTGGCAAACCCGTCGAGGACTCGCGCCGGGGTGGCGACCGGGCCCGGGGAGGCGCATGGCCCAGTGAAACCCTCATCGATCCCGGAGGCGCCGCGCTCCTCATAGAGCAGGCCACCGAGTTGGTCCAGAGGCGCGACGTTGAGGTGGTCGCGTGTCCACAGCGGATGCGCCTGCGGCGTGAATCCATTCAAACTCGCCATGTTCAGGGCCCGTCATAGCGCACAGCCACGCCCAGCAGCCCGGTGCTGTAGTTGCCATCGCTGTAGGCCACCTGCTTGCCGTCCGGATAGTTGGCGTCCTTGATGTACCACGGAAAGATCTTCCAGCGGTCGGGCCCCAGTTCGATCACGTCGCCCGGGTTGTAATGGGTGAGTTTGACGAAGCGCAGATGGCCGACATGGCCAATGCTCATGTAGTGGCCGTCCGTGTTCTGCAGGAAGAGCTGGAACGGTGTGAGCACCGTCTGGCCGTTGAAGGCGTTGGGATTGACCTTCTGGATCGGCGTGAGGATGGAGGGACAGTGGACCCCGATGGCCGTTGATCCGGTGGGTGGCTCCCAGACGTAGCCCCGCAGTTCGCAGTGCAGGCTGCTCGCCGCGTTCTCCTGATAGGCGCCGTTCCAGGCGTCACGCATCGTCGGGCTCCAGAACAGCGCACATTCCCTGGGGCTGCTGGAGTAGTACGGCTGCTGCGACCCATCGATCACCGAGCAAACCGCGCCATCGGCCGATGCCGGCGTGTGCTGGGCATGAAACCAGCCGCCACCGGCCCAGTTCCCGTACTTCTCGATCGTGCCGAATCCGATGTGCTGGTGGCGATTGACCGCAAAGTTGATCGTGCACCAGACGGTGGCCGGGTTGTCGAATGCGACGATGTGGTACGCGGCTTGCGTGGGCCAACTGGTGTTGAAGATCCGACTGTGGCGCGGGCAGAGGTCGGGTGCGACGAAGTTGGCGTTTCTCGCCCCCTCGATGCGCACCTCAGAACTGCTGGGCGCGGTGAGGCGAACGTGGGTGTCACCCTGGCTCAGCACTTGGCCATTGGCGCTCCAGCCATTGGCCAGTGCGAAGTCACGCACCACGGTCACGAGGTCGGCAGCGGAGGTGATGACGCCGGTCTGGTAGGCCATCAAGCGATCCTCATGGCGAAGAAGTCATTGAGGCCGTTGCGGGTGACGTCCTGGAGGACCAGGTGGGTGTGCGCCCCAACGGTGACGGTGTTCTCCACGGCATTGCCGAATCCGGTGATGGCGTGCAGGCCATCGAGCACCCCGTAGGTATTGGCACTGTCGTAGAGCGTGATCGGCAGCAACGGCCAGGCGCCATTGGTGTCACGGAAGGTGGTGGTCTTCGAATAAGGCCAGGCCAGGGGCTGAATCCAGGTGCCGTTGTTGCTGCGCAGCTTCAGGGTCGTGCGGTTGCCCTTGTAGGGCAGAACGACGGCGCTGTCCGAGTAGCGGGTGCCAGAGGCCGTGGGCAGGGGCGCGCCGATCAGCAAGGGGTACGGGTACTGCTGGGGTGTGCCAAAGGGCAGCATCTTGCCCGCATAGCAACTAAGGTACGCGGTATCCACCCGGGCCGAGACGATCACGCGCTGGCCGTTACCGGCAAACCAATACGGAATCGGCCCATTCCACAGCGGCATGGCCAGTGCCGTCAGGGCACCGGGCTGATTGTCGAATTCGGCGGCACCGACAAAGCCGGTCGCCCCGGTCACGGCGATGTTGTAGTAGTCGTTGGTCGGGCGGTCGTAGATCTGGAAGTTCACGTAACAGGGGTCAAACCCGGTCATGCCGGGCGCCTTCAACCACACGGCGGGTCGGCGGGCGTGATTGAAGTCCTGGTAAATCTGCCATTCGGGCAGCAAGACCTGACGGATCACAGTGCTGGTTACATTGCCCCCGTTGGCAGCGACGAAGATCCGCCAGCGCGACTTGGCGCCGGGCGAGGCGCCGTCGATCGCGAATTCCTTGGCCTCGTTGTTGGCCCAGGTGATCCCGGTGAACACCTTGCGGTCGAACCAGGTGCTGCCATCGTCCGACCACTGCAGGGCGAAGTCGCGTGGCGACTGATTGGCCGTGGCACTGCCGAGCAGGGTCAGGCGTTCGATGTCGAGGGGCTGTACCAGCCGCCACTTGAGCCAGCAATTGGCGACCTGCCCAACCGCCGTCGACCAGCCGTTGGCGTGGTTGTGGTACGGCCCCTTGAAAGCCGCCCAGGGCTCCCAGTTCACGACGAAAGAACTGGCTTCGATCTCGCTCACCCCGGTGTAGCGCAGCACTTCCCAGTTCTCGGCAGGCCCGAGCCCGGAGGACAGGAAGGTGACGAGCCGTGCGAGCAGATCTTCGTGGTTGTTGGCGATACCGGTCTCGTAAGCCATGGTCGATAGGTCCGGAGTGGGATGTGAGGGTCGAGCGTTCAGCGCAACACCTGCCGCACTGCGCCGGCGTTGCGCTGCAGGATGTTGAGGATGGTTTTTTCGCCCGAGGACGAATTGAGGTAGTCGGCGGCCATCGCCGGGTCGATCACGTTGACGATGCGCACCGCGCTGCTCGGGGCTTGTGCCGGGGCAGCGTCAGGCACCAGGCCTCCGGCAGCAAACGCCAGCGCCGGTCCTTGCACACGCGGCCCGGCCGACAGACCATTGACGGCCTGCAGGAAACCGACTCCGATGCGCTTGACCGCAGCCGCCTTGACCACGAACTCCCCCGCCGACAGCCGCGCTGGAATCGAGTCGCTGGTTGATGTGCCGGGCCCGGTGACGTAGCCGCCCGCAGCGAAGCCCTTGAAGAACGAGGAGACAAACGCCCCGAAGCTCCCCCCGCCTGTGCCACCTCCTCCGCCAAAGAGGCTGCCAAACAGCGACTCGGCGAGCTTCTGTGAGGCAATGCGGTTGATCGCCGCCAGCACCGAACGGGCAAAGTCTGCGAAGGCGTCCTTGGCGGATTTGGCACCGCTGCCGATGGCCTCGAACATCTGGGCGAAACCGTTTTGCACGGCGCCATCGATGGCCACGGCCACGTCATCGACCACCAGCTTGACCTGCGCGATCTCGTTTTTCCAAGCCTGCACGCGCGCCAGCGCATCCGGGCCGATGGCGCCAGCGCTGGCCTCGAGCTGCGGCAGCAGGGATTCCAGGGTCACCCCGGTTTCCCGGTGTAGGGCCAGGATCTGGGCGCGGGCCTGGGACTCGGTCAAGAGGCCCGCCTGGCGTTGCAGGTTGATCGATTGTTCGGTCACCCGCATGCGACCCAGTACATCGTTGAACTGGCGCTCGTAAGTCGCCAGATCCGCCGCTGCGACCTTGACGTCGATCAGGCGACCAACGGTGGCTACACCCTCGGTATCGCCCTCGGCTCGCAGCCGCTCGATCAGTGACTGGTATGGGCGCTCGATGGCAGCGCGCTGATCCTGACCGGTCGCAAGGCCGGTGAGTTCGAGGAGTTCCTCGCGCACTCGCCCGAGTTCGTCACGCAAAGCACGTTCGGCGGCGGCCGCTTTGCCCGCATTGGCAATCTCGACATCGGCCCGCTTGTTGTTGAGAACGATGAGTTCCGCTTCGACCTTGGCCACTTCTGCCCGGGCCCGAAGGCGAACGCCCTCGTCCCGCCCTGAGGTGGCGATGCGCTGTTGTTCAGCCAGCAAGGCCTGCGTGCGGGCGATCTCGGCGTCGATCTCGCGGGTTTCCAGCGCCGTCTTGGCGGCGTAATAGTCGGCCAGCGAGATCAACCGCGCATCGAGCGCCTCGTCCAGACTTCGGGCTTGGCGAGCCAGCGTGTCCTTGAGCAGTTTGAGCTCGGCATCCGCCCGGGCCTTGGCCAACGCCAATCTGGCGGCTGCGTTGTCACCTGTAGCCCGCCCAGGGGTGCGCAGCCGCTCGACGAGCGCCGGCTCTGCAACGATTCCCGGTGCGCGCACCTCGATCGGCTTCGGGTCGAACAGGCTGTCGCGGAACTCGGCCAGTTCGTCCAGGCGCTGGACCAGGCTGCCCTTGAGCTCCGCAATGATGGCTTTGGCGCCAGACACGTTGCCCGACAGCGCCTCGACGGCGGCCGCCATACCTGCCCCGATGGCCTCGCCCAGCGCCACAAAGGCCTTGCCCACAGTTGCTGCCCCCAGTGCCAGGGTCTTGAGGACCAGCACCACGCCATCGAGCACGGCGCGCAGCGCACCCCCCTGCTTGGCCGACTCCACCATCCCGTTGGCCATCTCGGTCATCGCCGGCAGAAAGGCCTCGATCACCCGGTTGGCGATGCTGCTCACAGCCATGCGAACCTTGGCCAAGGCGTCATTGAATACTTCGGCCTGGACGGCGGTGTCGCCTCCGATCTGCAAGCCCAAGGCCTGCATCTCCGCCGTCAGCGCCTCGACCCCGTCGCGACCCTGGTTCAGAAACGGGATCAGATCGGCTCCGGCCTTGCCGAAGACCTGCATTGCCAGCGCCGATTTTTCTGCGCCATCGGGCATCGCTTTGAAGCGGTCGGCCAGATCGAGCAATACCTGGTCGGAGGCACGCAGGCTGCCGTCCTGGTTGCGATAGGCAACCCCGAGGGCCTCGAAGCTGCGTGCAGCCTCGCTCGATCCGGTCGCGGCCTCCATCATCCGGGTGGCCAGGCGACGCAGGCCACCCTCGAACTTCTCGGCGCTGACGCCGGAGAGCTCTGCGGCTGGCATCAGCAGCGACAGCGACTCGACCGTGATACCGACGCGCTGCGAGAGTTTGGACAGGGCGTCGGCCGAATCCAGCGCCGACTTGACCATCGCGCCCAGACCAGCAGCCGACAAGGCCACGCCCAGCGTAGCGAGAACCCCCTTGAGCGACTGAGCGGCTGAGCCCAGATCGCCGAGGTTGCGTTTGATCGAGTCGAAAGCGCCCCGGGTCTGGTCGACGGCGCTGATCAGAATCTGTGCGCGGTTGTTGGCCATCAGCTTCGAGCCAGCTCTTTCTCTATGGCGCTCGCCAGTCGTGGCAAGGCGCGTTGAACGGCGCCGACCAGATCCAGGCGCCGTTTCAGATCGACGCGCCGGACCAGAACGGCAATCGGAATTTCCTGCCCGAGAGCGATGCGTTTGGCACCCGTTCGGCTGCGCTCGGCACGCTTGAAGCGACCAAGTGCGCCGCTGTTCTCGCGGATGTTTTCAGCCATCAGGAGGACGCGGCCGTTCTTTTCGATGAAGAAGGCGTTGCCCGAGCGCATCAGGCTGTCGATGACCTGGCGGAAACGCTTGGGGCCGATCCGACCGGGAAGCAGCGGGATGAGCAGGTTGCCGCTCACCGTGCCGCCCCGTTGGTGGATGCCGAGCCACGGAATGCGGCTGCCGACCAGCAGTGCCGGAAAGCGCTCGCGCTGTTTGTCCAGCACCTTGGCCTGCATCGAGGACACGAAACTCGTGCGCTTGACCTGAAAGGCGCTGCGCATCTGGCTGCGAGCGGCGTCGCGCACCTCGCGGAAGCCGGCGCGCATGCCCCGCCCGAGGGCGGCATGGATCGCCTGCCGGCGCGCCGTGGACCAGGCCGATAGCTCGCGCGGATCGAGTAGCCCACTGGTAGAGAGGTCAATTCGCACGGTCGAGCTCCTGTTGCAGACGCTCGATGGCGCGCTTGTCGCCCTGGCTGGCCACTGCCGTCACGGCAAGCAGCAGGCCCAAGTGTTCGCACTGGCGACGATGCTCTGCCGCCAGGAAGGCCTCCATCTGCGCCAAGGTGTAGTTCAGGATGTCGGGCAAGCGATGGCCAGCGTGAATCAGCCGTTGGATGGCGTCATCCCAGCCGCCTGGACTCTGCCCTCTATGCGTGCGGCCGCGTTCTGGATCGCTGGTGCGATCCTTTGCACGAAAAAATCTGCATACACCTCGAACAGCGCGGTCGCCAACTGCACGGCTTCATCCAGAGCCAGCCCCTCCACCCACTCGCGGGGGCGGCGGGCGGCCACCGCCAGCGCGTCGAGAATGGCCTCGGCGTGATCGGTGAGAAGCGCCAGCCAGTCCGGATCACCGCTGACAAGCTGTGGCGCGATCGGTTTGATGGCCGCCAGCAGTGCCGGCACTTCGCCCACCCGGATCGGTGTGAGCGCGAGGGTGTCACCGGCGACCTCCAGCGACTGCGGCCGAGGTGGAAAGGCTGCGAATTCATTCATCGCGACCCCCTCACAGCAGCACGATGCGGCCGAACTGACCCAGATCGCCCGTAGCCGGCATCAGGGTGTCGGCCAGTACCTGTCCAGACAGCTCGAACTTGAGCAGCTCGTCGGTGATGACGGAGAGTTCCTTGGCCGGATTGATGGCCACGCGGTAGAGATCGATCACGACCTCGCGGTTGCCATCCGCCGTGTTCAGGCCCTCGAAACGTACCCAACGCTCAGGCAGCGGCTGAGTAAACATCGCCGTGCTTTGTGCTGCGCCGTAGGCGTAGTCCACCTTGAACGGTTCGACGTAGGGGCCGCCGGTGGTCTTGTCGTTGATCGCCAGCGAACCGTGCTTGGCGTTGAGGGTGTACTGGCCTGCCGGCAGCGTCTTGGGGGTGGCGGTGGAATCCTTGACCACCACTGTCGAGACGTTCTGCTTGGCCAGCAGGTAGCGACTGCCCAGGGTTACGGGGTTAGGCAGCACCTCGGCGGTCACCGTGCCGCTGACCTGCTCTGTGGTCGTGCCGTACAGGGCGAGGCCCAGGTTGACCGGGATCAGTTCTTCCAGCGTGCAGGCGAACTCGCCCTTCTTGGTCTTGATCAACTGGAGGTCAGTCAGGCGCTGGCCGCTGGTGGATTCCTGGTGTTCCAGGGTTTCCACCGAGAGCGACACCTTGAGCTCGGGCACATTGCCGACGTAGCTCAGGCCTTGCGGCTTGCCGGTGATGTCGCGGGCGCCGATGTAGACGCGCCCCTGTCCAGAGAAGTAAGGCATGGTCAGTCTCCCTTGCGTGCGTTGGGTTGAGGTTTGCCGTCTGGGTCACCGAGTCCTTCGGTGGGCTTGGCGACGCCAGCGTCGATCAGCCAGCGGGCGGATGCCTCGTCCAGATCGAGCCGGTCCCCCGGCACGAGGGGGGTGCCGGCGTGGGTATGGGGTTTGAGGAGTTCGATGTTCATCGTTGGGTCATCCCTTTTGGGTCAGGTCAAGGGCGTGGGTGCGGTAGCGGATCTCGTAGCGGGCTGGCAGCGCCACGGCTCCAGCGTCGGCGTCCTCCGGGTCCCACTCGCAATCCACCTCGCGCAGGGCCAGCGCCAGACCGCCAAGGTTGGTGTCGCTCATCAGGGCGGCGTGGGCGGCGACGACGGCCAGATCGGCCTGGTCGAAGGCATCGGCGCCGCGCGCCACGGCCACCACACGGACGACCAGCACTCGGTCGACGAGGTGGTTGGCATGTGCAGTGATGCTGTCGCCTTCGGCAAACACCAGCAGTGCGGGGCTGGCCTCCCGCGCCACCGGCACAGTCGGAAACCGCAGTACCGGCACGGGCGCCACCGCAGACGTCAGGCGTGCAACCACCTCCCGCAAGAGGCACTCGCGGATGGAGTTCATGAGCGGGATTCCTCAGAGCCGGGAGAGTGACGCGCGGCGCTCGCTGCCATCGCCGATGGCGCGGACATCACGGACCTGGTAACTGTGGCCTGCCACCTCGACCGTGTCCCCGGCATTCAGCATCAGCCAGGATGCCGGGTAGTCGATCTGGTAGTCCTTCGACAGCGCGAAACCATCGAGCACGGTTTCATCGGGCGCCCGAAAGGCGCAATGGACCGTGGAGCCACCGACGATCACGGCGGTCAGCAGCCCAGATCGTTGGGCCGCTTCATAGAGCGTCGCGACGTCCATCAGGCAGAGGTCAGCTTGATCAGCACACCCGGGCGGTGGCACATCGGCAGCGGGTTCGATTGGGTGTGCAGATCGGTGCCCCGGTCGAACTTGCGCGGCTCCTGCTTGGCGTACAGCGGCTGGCCCAAGGTGTTCACCGTTTCGTTGAAGTCCGCTGGCGCGAAGTAGGTAGCGAAGGTATCCACCGTGCCCAGAGGGAAGGCATGCGCCTCGCCAGCCGCGATGAAGCGGCGAGTGCCCAACGTACCGTCGGCCTGCACGAAGGAAGCCTGGCCACGGTACTCCTCAAAGGTGATGCCGCTGTAGCTGAAGCCCGAGCGCATGTCGTTGATGAGCACCGCACCCTGTTGCCAGTTCTGGTAGGCGGTCTTGACCTCCTTGTGGGTGGTCAGCGCGCGGAAGAACTCCGGCGAGCACAGCACGTGGACGCCCGTCGAGAACTCCCCAGTGAGACCCTCCTCCATGAGCCCAAGGAGTTCCAGACAGGCACTCTTGAGCTGACCATTGTCGGTGGCGGTCGAGAACTCAAAGGAAACGGACTGGGCAGTGATGTCGAACTCGTCGAACAGATCGACCAGTTCGCTGCCATCAGCGTCCAGGATCTTGCCCTTGAGTGCGCCCATGCGCAGATGCTCCAGGGTGATCGCGTGCTTGTTGCGCATCGTCTCCAGATGGCGGGCCATCACACCACCAATGGCTTCCATCTCCGTTTCCGAGCCGAAGGCGCGCAGGCCTTGCACCTCCTCGGGCAACACCACATCGTCGTGCGGAATGTGCGGGATCACGAAGGAGCGCAGATTGCGCTTGCCGCGTTCACCAACCGTGCCGGGCGAACCGGGCGCGCGGGTAGGCAGCAGATTCAGGCGACCGGCGTACTCCTCGACGATGATCTGCCGGGTGCGCACCGGCTTGGCCGGAAACAGGTTCAGTTGCTCCAGACGCCCGTAGCGGTTGGGCAGGAGGTTGATGGCCGCCGTCAGGCTGGCCATCGAGAAACCGGGGTTTTCAAAGGGGTTCTGCATGGTATGTCTCCTGGGTCAGGCGGCGGTACGGACGAGAACACCACGCGCTTCGAGTTGAGCGATCGCGGCGGCTTTTTCGGTGGGGGTGACAGCGACAGGCCACACCAGCGCGTGGCTCGCGACGATGGCGTGACGGGCGATCAGCAGCGCGTCCTCGCGGTCGATCAGAGTCGCGTCCATGTCAGCGGCCAGCACGCCAGCAGCGTTCTCGGTGCCATCGGTGGCCGCCGGGTCGAGCGCTTTGAGCTTGCCGCTCGTGCTGTCGCGACCGACGATGGCGCCGAGCAGCAGGTTCTGGCCGGCAGCGACCGTGGCCTGGTCGCGTGAATAAAGATTCGGTGCCTCGTACTTGAGGAGATCACCGAGGTTGCGGGGTTCCTGGATGGCAGGCATGGCTTACTCCTTCGTGACGAGTTTTTTGACGGCAGCAACGACCGGGCTGCTCTCCGGTCGCGCGGTGGTTCCTGCATCGGCGGTAATGCGCGACGCGATTTCAGGCTGCTCGGCACGCGCCTCGATCAGTGCGCGGCGAACCTGGGCCTCGGTGTAGCCAGCGGCGAGGAATTCGGCCGTGCGCTGCGGCATGCCAGCGATCAGACAGATTTCGGCGATGGCCTGTGCCTCGATCCGCCCGTTGGTGGGCGCTCCCGCCAATGTGGCGGCCATTGGCGTTGCGGCAGGCACCTGCAACGGGGTATCCGCCGGATCAGGGGTGGCTTCAGGCGAGGGATCATCCTGGGAAATGGGGTCTTCGTGATCGGTCATGGTCTGCTCCAAATGAGAGGGGTGATGGCTGGAAAGCGACGGACTTACGCTCCGTGGCGGGGGCGAGGCACGGGCGAGTGGGCCGCGCTTTGCTGGGCCCGTACTGGGTGTTGCCAGCCGGCGTTGCGCATCGAGTGCGCTGGCGAACTCGACCAGGACCTGGTCGAAACCCATCACGGCGTCGGCCAGACCTGCCGTCACGGCAGCCTCACCGAACAGCAGGCCGGCTTCGGTTGCCCGCACGGCATCGCTGTCGAGGCCGCGCATCTGCGCGACCTGACTGACGAAGATCCCGTAGAGCCGATCTACTTCCGACTGCAGGGTCGAAGCCGCCTGGGGCGAGAGCGGCGCGTGGGGAGAGAAGTCGTTCTTGTGATGTCCGGCGTAGATCGCCGTGTAAGCCATGCCGTCCTTGGCATCCTTGATGGACTGGTCGACGTGTAGGGCAATGACGCCGATCGAGCCCACCCCAGCGGTTTGCGACAAGGTCAGGCGCGATGCAGCGGCCGCGATGGCGTAAGCCGCCGAGTAGGCCGAGTCGTTGGCATGGGCCCAAACCGGCTTGATGGCGTTGGCGGCGCGAATCCGCTCGGCCAGCTCAAACACGCCACCGGCCTCACCACCGGGGGAGTCGAGGTCGAGCAGGATGCCGCTCACCTGTGGGTCCGCGAGTGCCGCGTCGAGGCGTGCGGCGATCTCGCCATAGGACGTCAGACCAGATGCCGCCTCCAGTCCCAACGCCCGACGCACCAGCGTGCCGTACACCGGGATAATCGCGATGCCGGTCTGCTCGGCTCCAGTGCTGGTTTTTGGGGCGGGTAGCGGGACGGCGGCATCGATGTCCGGCAGTCCGATGCGTGGACCGAGGACCGACAGGATCACGTCCAGTTTCGAACGGGCAATGAGAAGCGGCGTCCCAACGATCCGGGACGCCAGGTGTACGAGCTGCATATCAGTTCTCCTGGGGTTCTTGCGCCGCAGCCGGGGTGGCCGTAGCGATGGGCGCTTTGTCGTGGCGCGGGTCGGAATCGAAGACCAGGCCGAGTTCGTCGGCCCGCTGGTTGTCGGCTGCGATCTCGCGGTCGATGTCTTCGGCGTCGTAGCCGAAGGCGGATATGGCTTCGGAGCGCGAGAGCAGTCCGGCGCGGATGGCGGTGAGCATCGCGTCGAACTCCTTCTTCGGATCGACCCACTGCCAGCCCTGCGGAATCCATTTGGCGGCGAGGTACTGCCGCTTGCGGTTGCTGAAACCGGGGAGATCAAGTGCGCCTTCGAGCGCCGCTTGTTCCATCCATGCCCGCCAGATCGGACGGCATAGCTGGTGGACGATCACACCATGCTGGATCGCTTCGCAGCGGCGGCGAAACTCCAGCAATCCGGCGCGGATCGACGAGTAGTTCACCTGCGTCAGATCGCCGGTCAGCATCTCGTAGGTGATGCCCATCGCGGCGGCGACGGCCCGGAACTGCATGCGCAGGAACTCGGCGTAACTGGCGCCGACGTCTGCCGGTTGGCTGAACTTGACGTCCTCGCCAGGCTCCAGGATCTGCATCGTTCCCGGCTCCAGCCCAGCCAACGCCGCCCCATTGGCATCGGGCAACCCTTCACCCATCAGGCTGTCCTCGGGCGAGAGCCGCGTGATGAAGCCTGCAAACATCGCGGCTGTCTTCTTGCGCACCAGTTCAGCGTCGTCGTACTGGTCCAGTTCGTAGAGCTTGACCAGGGCGCGCGCCAACCAGGGCTCGCCCCGGATCTGGCCCGGGCGCAGCGGGCGGAACAGGTGGATGATCTCGGAGGCCGGCACACGCACGGTGTCCATGCCACCCGTGCCGGACATCGGCGCCAAGGCGCCATCACCCGGGTGGGACCGGTACAGGTGGTAGGCCACACGACGCCCGAGACGATCGAACTCGATGCCCGCCCGAACAACGTTGCCCCCGGCGAGCTCTTGGTTGAGGGTCGCGGGTAGGTGCTCTGGCTCCAGCACCTGCAGCTGCAGACCGACCGCAAGCCCGTCCTCTGGACGTCGCCAACGCAGCCGGACCAGCGCCTCACCGCCCTCGATCATCGCGCGGCACGCCAAGGACTGCAGGCCGTAGAAATCGGTCAGCCCCGCAGCATCAGCCTCCTCGCACCAGTCCCACCACAAGCTGTGGATGGCCTCGCGCCGTGCGTTGTCCGTCAGCATCGACTGCGGCTTGATCCCCGTGCCGATCGCGTTGGCCACGAAGGCTTCCACCCCGGCGGCGGCCCACGCGTTACGGCGAATGAGATCCCGGCTCTTGGCGCGCAGTTCGTTCTGGGTGAAGGCCAGTGCCGCGACCGCACCCGGGTTGCCGACCTGCCACGCGATGGCCCGCCGACCACCGCCGACACCGTCATAGGTGGGCGTGGCGCCCAGCATCCGGCGCTTGAGCGTGGCAAACCAGCTCATCAGTAACTCCAGATCGTGGGACGCGGACGCTGCGCGGCAGCCTCCAGATCGTCGAGATGGATGAATCGGCTGGCGCCTTTTTGCTGCACGCCAATGCCCGTGAAGCCATGACGCACCGCCAAGGTGATGAGCGTGAGGGCGTCCGCGCCAGAGACCGCCACGTCACAAGCGCGGCCCAGTGCGTGTGGCCCCGGTGCGCTTTTGCTGGCCTCAACCGGATGGCTGCGGTCCCGATAGCCGCTGGTGATCAACATCGGGCGGCCATAGGCACGGCGAAGTTCTTGCAGACGATCCATAAACCCCGCGTCCATCTGAAGCCGGCCGGTGTGTTTGCAGCGAAACTCCTGCGGCTGGAAGTTGGGGTATCGGCGCCAGTCGAGCGTGTCGTTCATTGGGCTCGCTCCTCAACTGCCTTTACGCGTCTGGACCTGGATCTGACGCGGCGCGCCAGGCCACAGTCCGGTGGCGACCGCCTGGGTATGCAGATCGCGCTTGACCGCCTCGATCGCAGCCTTCAGTTCATCGACAGAGCGGTACTCGATGGTCTTGTCGCCAAAGCTCACCCGCTTCTCGCCTTTGGCGAGCGCCGCTTGCAGTGTCTCGAGGTGTTCCTGGGTGTACGCCATCAGTGCCAGACCACAAGGTTGAGTTCGGTCGTGTCCGCCGTCGATCCGTTACCGGCAGCGACACTGACGTCGACGTATTGGGGTGTTTTGGTGTCGTCCGTTGCGCGGACGACGGCGGTGCGCTGGGTGCCGCTGTTGCTGTTGCTGCGCGCGAGCGCCATCCAGCAGTAGTGGGCATCGGGCATCGGTACGGCGAACCAGACGCGGTAGCGACCCGCCCCCAGGCGTTGCACCTCGCTGACATTGAAGGCGCGGTACGTCACCAGGGCGTTGTCGAGATAACCGAAGCCGATCCAGGCGCGTGCCAACCCGGGATCGGTAACGTCTGCCTTGCTGCGGACTTCAAGACCGATGCGCTGGGCCAGCGCAGAAATGCGGGTGGAGAGCGACATCAGACCAGCGCCCCCTCGAAGATCGCCACGAAATCGGCATCCGTATTGCCGACGGCGTCAGCCGAAACCGCACCCAGGTTGTCCAGGGCCTGCTGGCGCTCGACGGAGGACAAGGTCTGCGGCGCGTCGAAACGAACACGGTGATTCACAGCCACCAGCAGGGCGTCGAGTCCGCTGGTACCGTCTTGCAGCAGTTGCTGAATCTTGAGCAAGGTGTCGTAGGCTGCGTCCGCGTCGCCCACGATCTCGGCCTTGAGGTTGTCCAGCAGCGAAACGATCTTGCTCGACGAGTAGGTCGAACCCAGTCCCACAGCGTTGTCATCGATGCCCGACCCCGCAACGATGCTGGCCTGGAGTTCATTGATGGCTGCGACCAGGCTGGACTTGTCCGTGGTCGACAGACTCGCCAACGTGCCGGTCTTGGCGTGCAGGGTGTTGAATTCCTGCGCAAGACGAATCACCAGACTCTCGATTCGGGTCTGCAAACTCATACGGTTTCCTTTGTCGATCAGGAGAACCAGCGGCTGCGCACCACCTGGCGTGCGCGGCGACCGGTTCCAGAAACGGCGAGGCCACCGCGTTGGGTGGCCTCGTCAGTGGTGGTGATGGGTTTGGACTCAGGCAGCTCTGCCATTCCCAGTTGTCGTTCAAGCTCGCGCCAGTGGCGCTCTTCAAACCGGTCCAGCCCGGCGGCAGAGGCCGCCGCCCGGGCGTAGACGTAGCAGTCGAGCGCTTCGTTACGCTCGCGCATCTTTTGCCACTCGCGCACCGGGAAGCCGTTGCGGTCGCGGCGGGTGATCAGTTGCTCGGCGCAGAGCTGCTGAATGAACTCCGCATCGATCTTTGGGAGGTGGACGAACCCGGCCGGAAACACCGGCGTCAATCCGTCCTCGCTCACATCCGCGCTCTTGCGCAGGTTGTTGTAGAGCTCGAGCTTGGCGATCCCGCCCGCTACAGAGAACACCTTGATACCCCGGCGCAGCTTCTTGCCGCCCTGAGTCGTGTCGACGGCTGTCGGGGTGCCGATCAAGGCCGCGCCACGCGCCACGCCCTTGACCGCCATCACCCGCGAATCCCGGCAGGACCGTACAAAGGCGTAGGCCTCCTGCGTGGCAAAGCCGGTGTCCAGCGCGAAGCGCGCCAGCGGCATCACCGCGCCCGAGGCGTGTGTCCACGATTCGGAGAGCATTTCGGCCAGATGTTTCCAGACGGTATCGCGGGCGGTGTCGCCCATCAGCACCCGGTGCTCGATGAGCCAGGCCTCCTTGCCGCGACCGAAGGCCCAGACCGAAGCCTCAATGCGGTCCTTCTGCACGTCCGCGCCGCCAACCAGCAGCAGACCGCCTTGCGGCACGCTGCCGATGCGGTACTCCTCGCGGCGCTCGACCAGCCGTTGCCAGTCGGGCGCTTCGCCTTCCTCGACCCAGGTCTCGCCCAGTTCGGTGTTCTTGAAGGTCTTGATCGCGGCGGCCGATCCCGACTCCTGGTTGACAGCGGCTTCCCACGCGGCAGCGATGTCGCGCCAGGAGCGCCAGCCCACCGGGCTGTACAGCGACGACAGGTGAAAGCCTGCCGTCTTACCGTCGGCTGTTGCGCGCCATTCGCCACGCTCCAGCATCCACGTCTTGTGATGCTCGGAAATCGCGGTGTCGCAGGACTCGCAGATGTAGGCCGCCGTCTCTGGCGCGCCTTTGTCCCAGCGCAGTTGCTCGAAGTGCAACCACTGCGGGTGGTTGCAGTGCGGGCACGGCACGAAGTAGCGGCGCTGATCGCTGGCCTCGTACTCGCGCTCGATGGCCGAGGCGCCCGAGATCGTCGGCGTCGAGACGATGAAGATCTTGCGCCGAGCAAAGGTGCGCGTGCGCGCCTCGGCCAGCGAGATCGCGTCGCCTTCGCCCTCGACGTCCAGCGGATAGCCGTCGACCTCGTCGAGGAACAGGTAGCGCACCGGCATCGAGCGCAGACCCACCGCGCTGTTCGCGCCGGTCATCACCAGCACGCCACCCCGGAATTCCTTCGCCAGAATCGTATTGCCCGAGTCGCGTGAGCGCGCCGGGGCGATCAGTTCGGCCAAGGCGGACGACTCCTCGATCAGCGGGTCAATCCGCTGCTTGGAGTTGCGCTTGGCCATCTCCACCGTCGGCCACACAGCCATCATCGGCCCGGGCGCGTGGTGGATGACGTAGCCGATCCAGTTCGACCCCATCTCGGTCGCACCGAGCTGCGCTGCTTTCATGAACACCACCCGCTCGACCGGAGAGGTCGGCGACAGGCAATCCATGATGTCCTTCAGGTACGGCGTGCGGCTGGTGCGCCAGCGCCCCGGCTCGGCCGATGCCTTGCTGGAGAGCATCCGGTGCCGATCTGACCATTCCGACACCGTGAGCAGTGGGTCGGGAGTGATCCCGTCGCGCCACGCACGTTCGATCTCCTGCGCGCCTTCGTAGTTCATCGTCATCCATCCCAGGTCAATCGACTCTGGGGCGCAGCTCGCCCAGTTCGATCAAGTGCTCACGCACGGCAGATTCGAGCGCCACGTGCATTTGGTGCGCGTCGATGCCGAGCGTGGACGCCATCTGGCCGGAGACCCGCGCAGGCCAGTTCAACCACGCATCGCGCTCGATGCGCGCGAGCTTGAAAACGTGGGCCACCGCCTGCGCCCGATCCACCAGTTCCTTCTTGCGGTGTGCCAGCTCCAGGTTGTTGAGCTTGGCCTTGAGCACCTCGTTGACCGTGCGCGCCTGCAACAGGGATGTGCCGCCCGTCGACAACGGCGTGGAGCCGGCTTCGGGCACCTCGCGCTCGGGGAGCACGCGCGCCTTCGCAGTACTGGCCTTCTCCGGCGCTGGGGCCCTACGGGGCTGCAATGGGTTTTGTGCCCACTGGGCGTCCGCCGCATCCGGATCAATCGTGCCGTCAGGCAGTGCGGTGATTCGCCCGGTGTCGATGGCCTTCTTCACGGCCACGTGCGACACGCCACGGTGGCGCGCGTAGGCGCGAATCGAAAGTCCCATCGTCACCTTCTTCAATCATCTGTTCGCTCGTTTGCCAAATTCGCCTGCGGATTGAGCTTGGCTTCCATCGGGAACAGCGCGTTCATCACGTCACGCAATCACCCACCCGAAAGGAACCTGCCATGAACCAGATCGACGCCATCCTGACCCTGATCGCCCAGAAGCATCTCGGCATCGACACCCTGCAAACCCGCCACGCAGACAGCCTGGACTTCCACGACACGGCGGTTTGGTGCCTCAAGGACGCGCTGGAAGCGGCCTTCAAGGCGGGTGTCGAACTCGGCGCAGCGAGCCCGAAGGCCTCGGAAGCGGAAATCGCCAAGGACTGATAGGAAAACCGCGAAGCCAAGTCAGCCATCAAGCAGAAAGCGCTTGGCTTCACTCCCGAACAGCGCGTTCATCACATCGTCATCCACCACCCCGAAGGAGCAGCCCATGACCACCACCCAACTCACCCCGGCCCAGCACGCCATCCTCGCCAAGGCCATCAACACCAGCGGCGGCAAGATCGACTGGTTCCCCGACCACATCAAAGGCGGCGCGCGCAAAAAGGTGCTCGACGGCCTTTTCAACCGCGCCTTGATCACGCCCGATGGCGAGGGCTGGTGCGTCGCCGCCGAGGGCTACGACGCCTTGGGCATGAAGCGCCCCCACGTCAACGCCGAGCACATCTCCAAGTTCGAGGCCAAACTCGACGCGATCATTGCCAACGCAGAAGCGGCGCAGGACGACACCGCAGACGCGGACTCAGAGCTCGAAGCCGCTGTCGCCCAAGCCGAGGCATCCTTCAAAACGCCCATCAAAGCGCCTCGCACCCGCGACAACAGCAAGCAAGCCGAAGTGATCCGGATGCTGCAACGCCCCGAGGGCGCGACCATCGGTCAGATCTGCACCGCCACCGGCTGGCAGGCGCACACGGTGCGCGGCACCTTCGCTGGAGCCTTCAAGAAAAAGCTGGGCCTGACCATCGTCTCGGACAAGCCGCAAGGCGGCGAGCGGGTCTACCGCATCGCCTGATCAGAAAGATCGAGAAAGAGGCCAAGCGGCGCTTGGCTTCTCAATCGAACAGCGCGTTACTACGGGTGTCGCAACGATCAACCCGAAGGAGCCAGAGATGAACACCACCACGCAGATCCCCGCCAGCCAGAACGAAGCCTGGGGCTTTTGGGGCACGATGAACGAACACGCCAGTGCCGCATGGCCCCTGGCGATGACCGCCATCTCGGACGCCACCAGCCAGCCCCTCGAATCGGTGAGGGTCTTCCTCGACAGCCGCCACGGACGCCACTTTGCCGACGACGTCCAGAACGGGCTTTACGAGGGCAAAGTCCTGGCAGACGCGATCAACGCCGCCACCCAACGCTGGATGGGTTGGACGATTGGCCGCCAGACCAGCAAGCAGTACGGCATCCCGCGCGGCCTGCCTTACCTGACGGGCTTTGTGATTCACTGCGAGATCCTCGACGAGTCACTCGCAGCCTGATCGAGCGCCGCACCATCCGCCTCGCGGGTGGCCTGCTTGCCGGTGAACTCCTCCCACCGGCGCACGATAACGTCGACGTACTTGGGGTCGAGTTCGATCAGCCGCGCAACGCGGCCTGACTTCTCTGCGGCGATCAAGGTCGTGCCCGAGCCACCAAACGGGTCAAGCACCACGTTGCCAGGGCGGCTCGAATTGCGGATCGCGCGCTCGACCAACTCCACCGGCTTCATCGTCGGGTGCAGGTCGTTCTTCTGCGGCTTCTTGATGTTCCAGACGTCGCCCTGGTCGCGGTCGCCACACCAGTGGCGTGTCGCCCCCTCCGGCCAGCCGTAGAGGATGGGCTCGTACTGGCGCTGGTAGTCGGCGCGGCCGAGCGTGAAGGTGTTCTTGGCCCAGATGATGAAGGTCGACCATTTGCCACCGGCAGCGCGGAAGGCGGCCTGCAGCACATCCAGTTCGCTGGAGGACATCGCCACGTAGATCCCGCCCCGGCAATGCGCCACGGTGGGCGTCAATGCCGCCATCAGGAAATCGTAGAAACCGTCGCCCAGGTTGTCGTTCAGGATCGCGCGATCCTTGCCGCGCATCTTGTCCTTGGCGCTGTTGGCGTAGTTCACGTTGTACGGCGGGTCGGTGAATACCATGTCCGCCGCGTCGCCCTGCATCAGCCGGTCGTAGCTCTCGGCCACGGTCGAGTCGCCGCACAGCAGTCGGTGCTGACCCATGATCCAGACGTCGCCCGGACGCGAGATGGGTGTCTCGCTGACCTCGGGCACCGCATCCTCATCGGTCTGCCCCTCGTTGTCCGGCTCGTCGCCTGCGATCAGTTCGGCCAGCGCGTCGGCGTCGAACCCGGTGATGTCCAGGTCGAAGCCGTCCAGCTGCAAGGCTTCCAGTTCGACCCGCAACATCGCGTCGTCCCAGCCGGCGTTCTCGGCGATGCGGTTGTCGGCAATGACCAAGGCCCTGCGTTGGGTCGGGCTCAAGTGGTCGAGCACGACCACCGGCACGACGGCCAGCCCAAGTTTCTGGGCGGCGGCCAGCCTTCCGTGGCCAGCGACGATGATGCCGTCGCTGCCCGCCAGGATCGGATTGGTGAATCCGAACTCGGCGATGCTGGCAGCGATCTGCGCCACCTGCTCCTCGGAGTGGGTGCGTGCGTTACGGGCGTAGGGCAGCAGCTTGCCGGTCGGCCATTGTTCAATCTTGTCGGCCAGCCAGTTCATGCCACCACCTCGGCATCCCGGATGGTTGCGCGCTCCGCAGCCACCTGGTCGAAGGACTGACCGGTAGCGATCAAGGTGACCGGTACGCCGGGGTGGTTCTGCTGGAAGCGTTTGATGGCGACGTCCACGTACTGCGGGGCGATCTCCACGCTACGGCAGACGCGCCCCGTGCGCTCGGCGGCGAGCATCGTCGTTCCGCTGCCGCCGAAGGGTTCGAACACGATGTCGCCAGCGTCGCTGTAGGCCTCGATCACGAACTCCGGCAGCGCGACCGGGAACACGGCGGGGTGATCGATGTCCTGACCGATCTTGCCCTTATGGCGCATCACGCGGATCACGCTGTCGGGGATGCGGGTGTCCTGTGTCGGCTGGCCCTTGTGCGTCCAGCCACCCACCTCGCCATCCTTGCCACGCATCGCCGTGGACGAGCCATCGGCGCGCAGGTGCGATTCCTGCCCGGCGTGCTTGCAGGGCACGATCTTGTTCGGCTTGCGGCTTTCGCGGTTGAAGTGGAAGACGAACTCGAAGCTCGGGGCGAAGCGGCCTGCCCAGTCGCCGGGCATCCCCGGGCCCTGATCCCAGACGTACCACGCGAAGCGCCGCCAGCCCTGGCTGCGCATCCAGCCGAGCCACGCGTCCCAATACGGGATCACCTCGTTGTCGCGGTGGATCAGGCCGAGGTTGACCAGCACCTGACCGTCGCCCGCCATCGGCAGGTGCGCGAAGACGCCGCGCATCAGACCGTCCCAATCGGAGATGCCGCCCGAGGTGTAGTCGCGCTGGTTGCCGTAGGGCGGCGAGGTGAAGCACAGCCGCGCGGCATCGCCTTGCATCAGCGCAGCGACCACCTCCCGGTCGGTGGCGTCGCCACAGATCAGGCGGTGCGGTCCAATCGCCCAGACATCACCGGGGCGAGACACCGCCACGGCCGGTACACCCGGCACGTCGTCTGTGGCGTCCGGTTCCTCGGCGTCGGAATCCGGAGCGGAATCGTCGTCGGTCACCTCACTGGTGAGCAGTGCCTCGATCTCGGCATCCTCGAACCCGGTAAGTGCCAGGTCGTACCCGGCGTCGGACAAATCGGCCAGCTCGAGGGCCAGCATCTCCTCGTCCCAGCCCGCATCCAGCGCCAGCCGATTGTCGGCGATCACCAGCGCGCGTTTCTGAGCGACGGTCAGATGAGCCAGTTCGATCACCGGCACCTGATCCAGTCCGAGCTTGCGGGCAGCGGCTAGACGCCCGTGTCCGGCGATGATGCCGTTGTCGCCATCGACCAGGATCGGGTTAGTCCAGCCGTACTCGACGATACTGGCCGCGATCTTGGCGATTTGACCCTCGGCGTGCGTGCGCGGATTGCGGGCATAGGGAATCAGCGCCTCGACCTTGCGGTACTCGACGTTGAGCGTGTTCAAAGTGGAAGTCCCAAAAGCAAAACCCGCCGAGCGTTGCCGCAGGGCGGGTTGGTTGAATGAAGATTCTGGTGGGGTGGTAACTGCGCCTGGGGGTGGTAACCGGAGCCGGTAACCTGGCCGACTGGTAACCTTGTCCGCGCCCTGACGCTAAAAAAGCGTCGCGCTCGCGCCCCCCGCATTGGATTCTGGCGAGGAAGGACCCCTTTTGCCTCGGGCCGCTCGCCGAACCGTCACTGTTGTCCAGAAGATAGCTGAAATACTACCCCTGATCAGTCTGCTTTGTTGCAGGGGCAAAAGCCGCAGTTGGTAGCTGATGGCAGCGCATGACAGCCTATCCGCGCTCATTCGCGTTCAAAGACGATCCCGCGACGACGCAGTCGTTGAGTTGGTCAGCCACCGTCTGCAATGCCTTCTGCCACCGCCGCCACGCCGTCGTGCGGTCGCAGGCAAAGCGGATCGTGATGTCTCGCCAACCGTAGCGCTTGGCGCGCATCCACACCAGGTGTCGTTGCTCGACCTCCAGCCACTGCACCCACTTCATCGCCTCCAGCATCCGGTCGATAGCTTCGGGCGTGGGAGGGAATGGTCGATAGACGTGCTCATCCGCAGCGAACGTCTCCCACTCCTTGCGCACGATGATAGGCCAGGTGTTGAAGTAGCCCTGCACACGCACGGGTGGCAGGCGACGTCCGGTGCTGGCAGCTTCCTCGAAGCGTGCTGCCACGTCCTCAATCGTCCAAGGGCTGCGCACATCACACCTCCTGTCCAAGGTCGTGGTGGTGGACAGCCCAGTGCAGGATGGCCAGCGCGTCGGCCTCGTTGTCGTCGGCCGGGGTATATCCACGGGCACGGGCGGACGCCACCATCTCGTCCTTGCTGGCGTTGCCCTTGCCAGTGGCGTGCTTCTTGATCGTGCCCACGGGCACGCCCTGGTACGGGATCTGGTGGTGCTCGCACCAGGCGGTGAGCGTGGCGAGGAAGCCGCCGTAGGCGTGGGCTGCATCCGTGGAAACGTGGCGGCGCACTTCCTCGAAGTGCAGGCAGTCGATGCCGTCGCAGGATTGCTTGATCTCGGTGAGCCAGCGCTTGAAGCGTAGGAAGCGCATTCCGCCGCCTTCGAAGCGCTGCGGACGAAAGCTCTCGGAACCGCTGGTGATGTGGCCGTCACTGCCGCGCAGCGCCCAGCCGGTGGTGGTACCCAGATCGAGGGCGAGGATGGTCGTGGTCATGGTGTCAGTCCTTGTTTTGGCTGGTCTGACGGATCGGGCGGGTCGTATCGAAACCTTCCATGAGGTGCGCGCACGCGCACGTGTAGGAGTTACGACGTAGTCCGTCCGATCCGTCAGACGCGGTTGTGTCAGTCATCGGCGTAAGGGGTGTAAGTGGGTGCTGGCGGGTACTTGAGGCCAATGCCCTGAAACCCACGCAAGCCCATGCCGTTGCGCCATTTATCCAAGCCCCGGTTGAGCAGCAGATCGGCAAAGCGCTTCTGCGAACCGGTGAATTCGCCCGCTGCCTCTGCCCACGGCTTCCAGTCGTTGAACAGTTCTGCCGTCAGCGACTTGGCGTTGGCCTCGCGCACGCAACGCTCATCGAGCCAGCGGCCCAACGCATCCTCGGCTTCGAAATACTCCTCGGTGGCGTCCACCACGCGCTGCGGCGGGGAGAGTCGTCCGTGGCGTTGCCAGTCGAGGCAACCCTGCACGGCCCACGCCAAGATGCCGTCACGTTCGGCCAGGAGCTTCTGCTGCAGGTTCTTGTCACGGCGCTCGGGCAGCACGGTGATCGTGAAAGGGATCAGATGCAGCCTGCGTTTCATCGCCTCGTCGATATTGCGAATGGCGGGCTTGTGGTTGCCCGCCACGAACAACTTGAACTGCGGGAAGAACTCGAAGAAGTCCTGGCGCATGAAGCGCGCCGAGATCTTGTCGCCACCGGTGAGGTTCTTCAGCTTGGACTCGGCCCAGCGTTTTCCCTGTTCAGTTTCGATGGCCGCTACGAAGCGCGCGCCGCGCAGTCCCGCCATATCAGTTGGGTGCCGGTCGGTGCGCGTCTCCATGAAGGTGTCCATCGGGGCATTGGTTGCGTAGTCGCCGAGGATGGTGGCCAGCGTGTTGACAAACACCGACTTGCCGTTCGCGCCTGTGCCGTACAGGAAGAACAGCGCGTGCTCCTGCGTCGATCCGGTTAGCGCGTAACCGACCATCCGTTGCAGGTAAGACTGAAGTTCCTTGTCGCCGCCCGTGACCTCGTCGATGAACTGCTTCCACGTCGGGCAGTCGCCGCTGGGTGTGGCTGTGGTGATCTTGGTCATCCGGTCGGCACGCTCGTGCGGGCGCATCCGGCCTGTCTTGAGATCGACCATGCCGCCCGGCGTGTTGAGCAGCCACGGATCGGCGTCCCACTCGTCGGTGGTGGCCGCGTGCCTGCGGTCAGCGCGCGCCAGCCGCTCCACACCACCGACCGTACTGGCGCTGGCGAGCTTCGCCGCAACCTTGGGGTTATCGGCGCCCACAGCCGTCTGCCGACAGACGCTGCGGATCAGATCCGTGGCCGCCAACGTGTCCTCGGTGCGCCAGCGTTGGCCATCCCACACCAGCCACTTGCCCCAGCCAGCCACGTAGCGCCAGTCACGGTGGTAGCGACGCGTGAAGGACAACGCCAGCGCGTCCTCCGTACCCCAGACGGATTCGTCACTGCTGACCACCGGATCCACGTCATCGGCCACGTCGTGCATCTGCAGGCGCGGCCCGTGTGTGAGGAAAGTGGCGACATCGAAGCCCTCGGCGATGGCGTCCGCCGCATCCCAGCCCTCGGCAGCTTCTTCGGGTGGGTACAGAATGTGGCAGGATTTCCCGCCCGCCGACAGGATGGCCTGTGCCGCCTGCGTGGCGTACTCCCAGCCCGGCTTGTCGCGGTCGGGCCAAATCAGGACGGCCTTACCGGACAGCGGCGACCAGTCGGTCTTCTCGACCGGAGCGTTCGCGCCGTGCATCGCCGTGGTGGCCACGATGCCCACATCGATCAGGGCCTGCGCGCATTTCTCACCCTCGACCAGCACCACCTGCGCGGCGCTGGCCATCCCAGGCTGGTTGTAGAGCGGACGCGGGTCGGGCGGTGCTATCTTGCGACGCTTGGCATCCCAGGGCCGGAACTGCTTTTTCTGCCCGGGCGGGTCGTAGCGGTAGACGACGGCGATGAGATGGCCCGCCGCATCGAGGTAGTCCCATTTCGCTGTGGCCGGGCCGAGCTCGTCGACCGGCACGTCTTTCTTGCCGGATCGGCGTACTGGCATCTCGCGAGCGCGACCGAGCAGATCGGCGGCGGCATCCAGCACACGATTGAAGTCGGTGTGGATGTCGAGCGCCGAATGCCCGGCGATGAGCGAAAAGATGTCGCCGCCATCGCCCGTCGCGCGATCCGTCCACAACCCGGCCTTCTCACCGTCCAGCACCACCTCAAGGCTGTCGCCAGGACTACCCAACACGTCCCCGATCAGGAACTTTCCCCGGCGTCGCTTGCCAGCTGGGAACATCGTCGCAAGCACCGAGGAAAGGCCAGCGATCAGGCCTGCACGCAGTTCCTCGCGTTCGCTGTCATCGAGGATGCGCCGGGGCTCGACGGGTTTTGGGGTGTCGTTGAAGTCAAGCATCGGTGGCACCTCCGATCACATCGGCGATACCGGCCAGCTCGTGCGGGATGCGAGATTCGTGGCGCAACTTGCGCAGAGCCTTTCCCTCAATCTGGCTGACGCGCTCGCGCGTGACCTCCATCTTCTCGGCGATCTCGTCGAGCGACGAGCCGACAAAGAAGCGCTCGCGGATCACGTCCGCCTCACGCGGCGTCAGCGAATCGAGGGCATCCTGAATGATTCGCCCTGCCTGCGCGTGGCTGGCCAGCCGCAACGGGTCGGCAGACGCCGTTCCACAGGCCAGTGCTTGCACGCTGTCTGCATCCAGATCAATGCTAGAGTGGTTCGTTTCCAGCGGCTGGAGTTGGGCATCCGACCACAGGTCTGAGGGTGATGCGTTCAGGAAGTCGCACAGGTTCCACGCGCATTCCCGCAGCAAACCATCCGGCGTCAGCGGCGAGCGAGTGAGGTTGATGTATGGCAACAGCGCCCCGTAGTAGCTGATGCCGACGGCGGCAGCGAATGGTGCGCCCGGCCTGTGACCCGCCCGCTCGATGGCACGCAGCAGCCGGGCATTGCGCACGGAGATGCGGACACGGTAGTCACTCATGCACGCCTCCTTGCGTGACCGCCCATGCCCTGAGTTCCGACATCCGGAAGCGAACCATCTGGCCAACCCGGTAGTGAGGAATGCGCTTGGAGACGCGGCACCGAGGCTTGGTGAAGTAGTACGGCGGAAGATTGAGCAGGCGGGCAGCGTGGCGTGCCCCCACCATCGGTTCCGCCGCTGGTGCTTGTGATTGGGTATGGTTCATTGCGTCCTCCGGCAGCGGTCTTGCCACGCGCACATCCGGCATTCGAAGTGGTTCGAGTCGTGGAAGACGCGTGGCAGCAGCTCGCCTGCCTCGGTCGCCGTGATGACCTTCACTGCCCGATCCGACATGCGTTGGGCCAGCGCCGCGTCAAAGGGCACAAGCTCGGTGTAGATCTCCATGGTGTCGGCGTTGAGCGCCGTGAAGATCGCCGGGTGCTCGTGCAGTTCGAGATAGGCCTGGTAGATCGCCACTTGCGCGGCGTAGATGGGCTTGGAGATGGCCAGGCCCTTTTTCTCCAGGTCGTTCCAGGACTTGTTGCCCAGGCACTTGCACTCCCAGAGCGCGGGATAAGCGAAGCCTTCCGGGCCCGCGACGATGACACCGTCAACGTGACCCTGAAGGCGACCATCGGCCACCGAGAAACCAAACTGCTCGCCGTCAGCCTTGCGGGTGCGCAGGTCGAAACCCGCGTCCCGTAGCCAAGCGACCATGCAGTCCTCCATGACGTGGCCGCGCTCGAAGATGCGCAGCATCCGGCCCGGTGCGTCCCGCCCGTGGTCGATGGGAGCCTTGGCGTACTCGAACTGCAGCGCACGCTCGCAAGCCACCCCGAGGCGCGAGGCCCCGAGGTACTGGCGCTCAGACTGGCGGGCACGGGCCTGCTGCAACCCGGCGTCGACCAGGGCGGTGACCTGGCCCGCGATGCTCGATGAGGAATTGAAGTCCATCATGGCCTCTTCCCCTTCGGTTCTTCCCAGGGCAGGTCGTCCTCCAGATCCGCGAACGGGTTGGCGGCTTCGGGTGCCAGCGGATCGGGAGTGGGCGACAAGCCCCGCACGGGTGGAAACTTGCTGGACTCGTGGTGCGCGACCATTGCGTCCGACCAGCAAGTGACGATGGCGTCGATTACCTGCAGGGCCTCGGCCTCGGAGTAATCGCCCAGCGGCTTGGTGAAGCCGATCTCGCCCGCTGCCTCGCCGAAGGCCTTGAGGCACTTCTTCATCGCGGCCAGTTCGACATCAGACGGATCGATCATGGCGACCTCCGAGTTGTCGATGTGACCTTCCTTGGCCCGCTGCCAGTTGCCGTACAGCGCGTGAAACGCCTCCTGGCAGCGACGCGAGCAGAACACCCAATCGATGGGATAGCGCCGGGGATCGCCCACACCGTGGCGGTTGTCGGTGTGGCCGTAGCCCCGGGCCTGTCGTTTGCAGACCCAGCATTTCACGCCCCTTCCTCGAGTTCATCGAGCAGCAGGCCCAACTGCAGGGCAGCGCCAGCAAAGGCGGCCTCGCAGCGGCGCTTGAAGTCGGGATAGCTCATTGAGCTGCGCGCAATGGCCGTGACCGCGTGAATCTGCGATTCCAGATGCGCGAGCCCCTGATCGGACAGCCACTGGTGGTGCTTCTGCGAGATGCCCTTGCGATTGCGAATCTCGCCCAGCAAGTCCTCCGGGAGCACCGGCCCGTACACCCAGCGCAGCGTGATCTGGCCGACGACGTGAGGAGGGTTCTGATCGTGACCCTGGTATTTCCAGCCGAACAACCGATAGATGGCGCGGTAGTAGTCCGGATGGAAGCGGCGCTCCCACGATGCGCAGGACTGGCGCAGCAGTTTGGAGATCAACTCCTGCAGCGCATCCGGTGCGCGGTGGTGCTGGTAGCCGGTGGCCTCATCGATCAGCGCGACCTCGCCGGTGGTAGCCAGCGCCCGCATGATCGTCAGGCAGTTACCGACGATGCCCTGGCGAGCGCGGTGCAGCGTGCCCGCGATGGCCGCGTCCACCACGGAAGTGGCCACGTCCGCGATGATGCCTGCAGGGAAGAACTGGGTCTGGCGTCCCGATGGCAGCAAAATCGGCCCGGATGATTTCTCCAATAAAGACAATGAGTTAGGCGCGATTTCGGCCAAAAAACGGGCGAAACGGCCACCCTTGTGCGATTCGTGGAAACCGAGGAGCTTGGCCAGTTCCTTGCGGACGTAGCCGCGCTCGCCGGTGGTGAGCACGACCGCCTCGCAGTCGAGATCGCCGAAATGCACGACGCCGTAGTGGCTGGCTGTGAGCATGGATGCGTTCATGGCGACCTCCCTCACTGCGCCCACGACGGTTTGCCCGTCACGGGTGCGCGCTGCGGAGCCGGGGCCTGATACGCGGGCGCTGCCTGCGCCGGAGCGCCGGAGGTGCCGCCACCCGAAGCCTTGGTCGGCACACCCATCAACTTGACATAGTCGGGGTGGTCGGGTTCGACTGCGACCTTGACCACGTTGCGGTCCTGGCCTTTGCCGTCCTTCTCGATGTCGACGCGGGCGAGGAACTCCAGGCCATCCAGCTCGTGGAAGCCTTGGATGCGACGCGCGGCTGCAGCCTGGGGGCTGTTGTCCTGCGGGTGGACGTTGCGGGCGCTGTTGAGTGCAGCGCGGATGAAGCTGCGCCCCATCTGGCCCCAGGTCGGACCCTTGGGCGAGTACAGCCCGATGTTCGACCAAAGCTTGCGCTTCACGTAGTCACCGCCAGTGACCACAAACTCGGCGGAAAGGTAAATCGCGCCGGTGTCGAACGACTGGGTTGCATAACCACCCGTCCAGCCCTGGCTGGGATCGTCATAGCCGCCCGGCTTCAAGATCATGCGCATCGGCGCGATGACGCCCTTGGGAATCGGGTCGAAGCCAGACTGTTGGGGATCGGCATCCTGAAAATCAAAGTAGTTGGAAGACATGGCGATTACTCCTGGGATTCAGTGGGGGTCGTGGTGGTGGCGCTGGCGGGCGTGATGGATGTACCCGCGCACTTTGCGATCAGCGCGCCGAGATGCGGCGGCTCCAGTAGGTCGAGGCGACCGCTGCGGTCTTTGGCCGGAAAGCCGTAGGGATTGACGGTGTGCGTGACGAAGGCGCGGTAGGTGCTGCCATCCTCGGCCTTGATCTCGGCCAACGTCACGACCTCGTCCACGATGCCGGGCAGCTCCAGACTTGTTTTGCTGCCTTCGATCTGCGGGACGAACACCTTGCGGTTGTAGTCATCGAGGCGTTCGTCGAGGATCGCCACGAACACCACGTTCTTGCCCCGTGCGTGCTGCAAATGGGTCAATGCGCTGATCATTTCCTGGCCGAGCAGGCCATAGGCCGCGCGCAGGTCGGGCTTGCCGGAGCGGTCGCTGACGGCACCCGGTTGCGTCTTGCACCACGCGAAGCACTGACGGGACAGCTGCGTGATCGAGTCGAGGAAGAAGGTCTGGTAGCGGTCGAGTTGCGCCGGGTCGCCAAACTTCTCGATGACGTGGTCGTAGTGCGCCTGCGAGAACGCGCTCTCAGGCGGCAGTGACTTGTCCGGGCCCGCGAGGAACACGAAGAAGTCGCGGCTCTCCGGCCACGAAGCCGGACGGATGGTGTCGCCCGGCCAGTCGGCCACCGCCAAGTCTCCGGCCTCGATGTCGAGGAACAGCGTGGTGGCCGGGTCGAGGTCTTTGAGCCGCGTGGTTTTTCCGATGCCGGACTTGCCCAGCATCAGCAGCTTCACGCCCTTGCGCTCGGCCATCCGCTCGATGGCGGACACGATGGGGAGCTTTTTCATGCGGCACTCCCATCGAGCGTCAGGGTGATGGTCGGCTTACCTTCCTCTACGGTGCGCGCGGCGGCGAACTGCTCCTGCAGCGCCGTGGGCCAGTTGGTATAGCGAGACTCGGATACCGACAACTTGATGTCGATGTAATCCTCGACCTTGTCGCCCGAAGCGACGATACGCTCGGCCATCTCCTTGAGGATGGTCTGGTTCCAGGTCACCTTTTTGGGGACCTCGTACTTGACGTGCAGCGCACCGTCGCTGACGTGGGCGGTGCCGAAGTCGCGGCCGGAGTCACGCAGTGCAGTTCGGGCCTGTTCGCCGTAGCGCTGGAGCTTGGCGGCATCCAGCTTGGCGCGCAGTGGCTTGAGAAATGCGATGGCCTCGTCGACATTGCGCTCGGCGTCCAATAAATCCTGGATCGGCGCGGCCGCCAGTTGAGCGACGGTCATGCTCGCGAGGTCGGCCGGATAGAGAGTCAGTTCTTTCATGGCTGCTCTCCTCACACCGGTACACGTTCAGACGTCGACGCGTAGACGTGACGCTTCTCGTAATCGAGCACACCGTTCTCGCCATCGAGGGGATAAGCCACCTTCTTCGAAAACTTGTTGAAGACAGGGCCCCGACCCATGCCGCGCCAGCGCGTGAGCGTCTTTGGGGACATGCCCCAGCGGTTGGCGAGCTCGACCTCGCTGAGGAATCGCCGCTGGGACAGCGCTGCTGATTCAGGGGTGGGCGTCGAACTGAATCCGACGCCGGAATTGAGGCCCGGTGTGCCACCGAAGCCTCCTGACAGTGCCATTGAATAGGCCATTGCCGTGCTCCTTCCCGTTCAGGGATTGGGGCGCGACCGGTGGCCAGTCCTGTACTGACCGTTGATGCCGGTTCACGCCTTCATCGGGGAAGGCGCTACATCCGGCGTAGCAACAGCTACTTTTGGCGTAGCCGAAAAATATTTCTGCGAGACCCTCGCTAACCGAGGGACGCGATCAACCGGCGTTGCTCATTCCAGTCCAAGGGCACCTTGGCCCGCAGGATGGCTTCCAGAGACACTGCCCGAGGCAGCCGTCCTTCGTAGGCGGCCTGGATGATGTCGGGGGCGAGAAGCGCCAGCCGCAGCAGATCGTTGACCGTGGAACGGTGGATACACTCGCGTTCAGCGATCTCGGTGCCGCTGGCCACCGTCCCGTTGTCGATCAACTGCTGCCAGTAGATACCTCGCCCCAGCGCCTTCAGCAGCGGGCGATCCTGTTCGGGGGTGAGCACCGGGGTATCGGTGATGGCAATCGGCTGGCTGACGCCTTCCGGGGCGACGATCACCTTCTTGATGCCGCGCTTCTTGAAATGAAACGGCACGAAAGTAGTGATCCGGACACCGCCGCCTTCCAGCGGGTGGCGGCGCTCGTGGGGTTTGCCATCACCGACCAGCTTCTTGGACGAGCGGTTCATGGGGCCACCTCCATTTCCAGCAGCTCGCCCCCAATGCTGTCCGCCTGCAACTCACCGACCAGATCCCGCCATCCCGACTCGCGCCAGACGATGTCGACGCCATCGGAGAGGAGCTGGACGCGCTCGATCAGCAGGTTGACCAGCCGCACCTGCTCAGCGGGGAACAACTGCTTCCAGACCTCCCCGAGGCGGCGCATGGCCAGCACGGTGGTCGGCTCGTCGATCTCCGGATACTTGCTGCGCACTGTGTTCCAGACCCCTTGGATGCTTTCGGGCGACTGGAGCGCCCCCACCAGCAGATTCACCACCACCTCCTCGATCTGGTCGGCAGGGATCATCCCGGTGGCGCTGCTGCGGTAGCCGTAGCGGCTGTCCGCCTTGGGGATGTAGTAGCGGTACTTCTTGCCCGAGGGCTTCTTGCTGTAGGTGATGTGGTACTTGCCACCATCAGGGCCGTACATCAGGCCGCGCAACAACGCGTCGGTCTTGTGCCGGGTCTGGGTCTTGCCCATGCGCTGGTGCGCGTCCTCAGACAGGATGTCCTGCACCCGATCCCACAACTGCCGGGTGATGATCGGCTCGTGCTGTCCAGCAAAAACCGTCCCCTTGTGGCGAATTTCGCCAACGTAGATCGGGTTGCGCAGCACCTTGGAGATGTACTTCTTGTCCATCGGCGTGCCGTTGCGCACGCTGCCGTCCTTCAGCCGGTTGGGCTTGGTGGTAATTCCCTCCAGGGCCATCTCGCGGATGATGTCCGTGATACAGCGCGTTTCAGTGAAGCGCGTGAAGATGCGCCGAATGGTTGCGGCGTCCTTCTCCTCGATGACCAGCTTGCGGTCTTTGACCTCGTACCCAAGCGGCGTGTAGCCCCCCATCCATAGGCCCTTGCGCTTGCTGGCCGCAATCTTGTCGCGGATGCGTTCGCCCGTGACCTCGCGTTCGAATTGTGCGAAGGACAGCAGGATGTTGAGCATCAGCCTGCCCATCGACGTGGTGGTGTTGAACTGCTGGGTCACTGACACGAACGACACCTTGTGCCGCTCAAACACCTCCACCAGCTTGGAAAAATCGGTCAGGCTGCGCGTCAGGCGGTCAATTTTGTAGACCACCACGATGTCGATCTGGTCGGCCATGATGTCGGCCATCAGGCGCTTCAATGCCGGGCGCTCCATGTTGCCGCCCGAGTAGCCACCATCGTCGTAGTCGTCGCCCACCGGCAACCAGCCCTCCGCACGCTGGCTGACGATGTAGGCTTGGCCGGCCTCGCGCTGAGCGTCGAGGGAGTTGAAGGATTGGTCAAGGCGCTCGTCCGTCGAGACACGGGTGTAGACGGCGCATCGTTTCTTGGTCACGACGGTGTTCACTTGGCACCTCGCTTCTGTTTGTTCTTGGTGATTCCGAAAAACAGCGGCCCTGACCACTGGGTGCCGGTGATGTGGCGGGCGACTCCCGACAAGCTCTTGAAGCGGCGGCCTTCGTATTCAAAGGAGCCGTCCGCCTGCGCGGTGACGCGGTGTTCGCGGTTGTCAAATTCCCGCACCAGCACCGTGCCGGGAATGACCTGAACTTCCACGCCGCGCTGCGTCTTGATGTTGGATTGAGCTTCGCCGATCCGTGCCATTTGTGTCTGCACGAGCAGCGCGGTGCCCAGCGCCTCCTCCTGAATCTTGTAGGCGACGCGGCCTTCGACATAGGCCCGGTTATGGTGGGGTGGTCGCTGCGGGAAATACTTGTCCCAAACCGCCCACAAATCTTTCATAGCCAGTTTGGGCAGATTGGCGATTTGCGCGGCCAGAGAGGGTGGTGTTATTGGTGCGTTCATTTGAAAACTCCTTCTGTAGAGGGGTTTGTATGAACGCGCTCGGATGCCGAGAAGCCAAGTGGAATATCGCTGTCTTGTGGACGCGTGGAATGCAAGCGCGCGATGGCGGCCGCGATGATTTCTGCGGCCTCGCGTGCCCGTTGTCGAGGTGACATCAATTCAGGGAGTGTTTGTTCGACGGTCATTTCGGTAGCCAGTAAAGTTGTCAGACCGTTACGAAGAATATGCACACAGGGCGGTCGGGGTATCCCGTTTCAGCGTGCATCAGATAGGGAGAGCGAGATTTCGAGGAGATTTTTCTGTGCGACGTTGATCGCCCTGGCGGCGTGGAGTGCCAGTGCGGAGACCATCACGGGTCGAGTGGTTGGCGTGGCCGACGGCGACACGGTCACCGTCCTCGATGCGGATAGGACGCAGTACAAGATCCGGGTGGCAGGGATCGATGCGCCGGAGAAGAAGCAGGCATTCGGGCAGCGATCCAAGGCGTCGATGTCCGACCTAGTGTTCGGCAAAGACGTCGTCGTGATGAGCAGCAAGCGCGACCGCTACGGGCGGCTTGTTGGCAAGGTACTGGTCGCCAACCCTTCCTGCACCGCACGCACGTGTCCGAAGACACTGGACGCAGGGCTGGCACAGATCACAACCGGGATGGCTTGGTGGTACCGCCAGTACGCACGGGAGCAGTCCGCCGAGGATGCCGGTGCCTACGAGTTCGCTGAGCAGGAGGCGCGCGACCGCCACGCCGGGCTGTGGCGCGATGGCGATCCGATAGCTCCTTGGGACTGGCGTCGCTCCTCACGCCCGTAGTCGGGCCAGAGATTTTCTGCGCTGGGTCGCCTCCATTGACCTGATTTTCATCAGGTCATATATTATGCAAATCGGCAAGGAGCAATGCCATGAGCAAGCGAAAGACCGAAGGCATTACTGAGCCGCAGACCAGAACGCTGAGGGCGATTTGCCAGATCCTCGACAGCACGGGCCTGCCGCCCACTGTCAAGGAATTGGCCGAAGCGCTAGCCATCAGCCACGCCAGCGCTCATGAACAAATCGCGCAGTTGGTACGCAAGGGGTATTTGAGGAAAGAAGAAAAAAAGGCACGGAGCATCGTGATCTTGAAGCGCAACGAATGACCGCGATGCTTTGATTTCAACAAGGGGAATCCTGGATGGGGCACGTTCGGCTCGGGGTACTGCCAAGAACGAAGGCGTGGAAGGAGGTCGTCGAACTGATCGCCGCCGGTGCTGACGTCTCCCAAATCGCCAATGCCACCATCACGGCGGCCGAAAAGGCCTTCTCCTTCGTGATGGACGATGTGGGCTACACCGAGGCCGTTTGGCTGATGACCCAGATGGCCATTGCCGCCAAGAAACCCGATATCCACCAGCACCTTGCGGCAGCGGGCATCCATCTACCTGCCGACCCCTCCCTCATCGATGTGACCACGGCGATCACGGAGGCACTTGATCGGCGCGTAGAGGGCAATGGCCAGCGATCCGACCTCGGAGGCCTTGCCAATCGGGCCATCGTCGGTGCCGTCAACGATGTCCTCGCGCCCAAACTGCAATCACTCTTTTCGTCCGACCCGGACACGATGCGGGCGGCGCTCGCAGACTTGGGCAAGCCGAAGGAGTTTGGCGACTTCTCCCGGCGATTTTTTGCCCGGCTGGCCAATGAAGGGCTGCAATATTTCCTGAGCAAGGTCGTAAACACCCAGCTTGGCGATGGAATGCGCTTTGCGACGATGAATCAATCGGCCCAGTTCAATGCAGCTCTGGAGACCCACACCCGAGAGGCGTCGGTCATCGTCGAGAAGTTTTCAAGCGAGTGGTTCTCAAAGCACCGGTTTCATGAGGGCGGTGATATTTCCAGAAAATCGTCGGACGGATTCGCAGGCTATGCGCTGAAAAAGATGAAGGACGAGTTGAAAGCGGGGGCGCGCAGCGATGCAAGGTAAGCGATACGTTCTGTGCGGCAACGCGTCTGCAAAAGGCATCAGCGAAGATCCCTCGCGCGACCTGCGGCTGCGGCTCTCCGGCAAGGCCGGGCACGGCAACATCACCCTGCGCATCGAAGACGTCCACACCAAAATGTTTTGTGGCGTTCCGCCGCTGTTTCACGACCTGCTGGAGATAGCCACCTACGTCTACAGCGCTGATCAGGTGGTCAAACGAGGTGCGGACGATGTCGATTCCTTTGGTGATGGCTGGCGGCGCGACCTGCACTTTGTGGTTCCGGTGCGCAATCCCGATTTTTGGAACAGTGCGGAGGTCCAGGAAACGCTGTGCTCAACGCTAGGGTTCCTGTCCGACGACCAGTACCAGTTCGACTTCGTCAAACTCGACCAGGATCACCAGTTCCAGGAGTACCTCGAGTTCAATGACACCCAGCAGATGTACGGGATGCCGGAGCAGGTGGTGATGTTCTCAGGCGGGCTGGACTCTCTGGCTGGTGCCATCGATGAGGTTGTGAACCAGAAGCGGCGCGTGCTCTTGGTCACCCACAAGTCGACCTCCAAGCTCAATAAGCGACACCGCGTACTCGAAGAGATGCTGGCCGCGAAAGCAGGCGACAACGAGCCACACCGCATTACCGTTCGCGTCCACAAGACCAAAGAACTGAACCACGAGTACACACAGCGCAGCCGGTCGTTCCTGTACGTCTCCATCGGTGCGACGATTGCCCGGATGCTCAACCTCAAGAGTGTCCGCTTCTACGAGAACGGCGTCATCAGCCTGAATCTTCCGGTTTGCGCTCAGGTGGTCGGCGGTCGTGCCACAAGGACAACGCACCCGAGAGTGATGAAAGGCTTCCAAGACCTGCTTTCATTGGTGGCAGGTGAGCCCTTCGCAGTCGAGAACCTCTACATCTGGAAAACGAAGGCGGACGTCGTCAAGGTCATCACGGACGCTGGTTGCCACGACCTGATCAAGCATTCGATGACCTGCACCCACACCTGGGAGATGACAAACCAGCACACCCACTGCGGAGGCTGCTCGCAATGCATCGACCGCCGATTTGCCGTTCTCGCTGCCAAGGCTGACCAGCACGACCCGGCCGAACACTACAAGTTCGACGTGTTCACCCAGAGCCGCGATGCCCAAGATCAGAAGAAGAACGTGGACAAGATCATGGCGGCAGCCTATCTGGAGCGAGCAAATCAGGTGAAAGGCCTTACGGATGTGGCGCAGTTCGTCACCAGCTACCCCGACGTGGGCCGGGTCTTCAAGTATCTGAACTACGACAAAGCTGGGCAGGCTGCACAGCGGGTGTTCGATCTCTACAAGCGGCATGCCAACGAGGTGATGGGGGCATTGGATGATCTGCTCAGTCGCTACAGCAGGGAGATTCGTGAACGCACGCTCCCAGGCGACTGCCTGCTTCGGACGGCCTATGAGTCCGGTTCGGTAATCTCGATGCCCGCCGTGGTCTCGGCCGAGAAGCTGCCAGACAACATTTTCCGAAAGCGCGGTGGTGTCTGGGAGGCACGGTTTCAAGGTCGGGGACGACACACCATCCTGATCCAGGGCGTAGACAAGGGAGCCGAGTACATCAACCTGTTGCTGGCGTTCCCGGATCGGGAGACATCGGTCTATGAGATTGCTGTTGGAAGCGCGGCCAACGCCATTGATCTGCCTGCCAACACCGGGGTGGCACCGGAAGATATTGAGGAGGGCTTCCAAGTGACCCAAGGCGTTCCTCTGGGCGATGCGGGAGACGTCGCAGACAGGCAAGCCCTACGCGAGTGGCAGCAGCGAGCCCGCGAGCTGCTGGGCGAGATTGAGGAGGCTCGCGATGCTGGTGACCACGCCCGCATCGAGGAGATCGAGGAGGAAATGGCTTTCCTGACCAAAGCGATGGAAGGTGGCAAAGGCCTCGGAGGGCGGCAACGCAAGGCTGGGGACAAGCGGAAGAACGTCCGGGACGCCTTCCGCAACGCCGTCGACCGTGCCATCAAGCAGATTGCGAAGTACGACAAGCCGCTGGCAGAACACCTAGACAACAGCATCAAGCGTGGCGACGTGGTGGGCTACCGACCTGAGGTGCCCATCGTTTGGGATGTGCGGCCTGTCACGAATGGTTGAGGCGGAGGATCCAGTGGCGTTTTACCAAGTGCTGATAGCGGTCGAGCAAGAGCCTGACAAGTTACGTCAGGTCTTTGAAGACCTCGATGAGAATGAATTGAAACCGAAATTGGTGATTCCCTACAAGAAGGGCACGAGCCTGATCTGTGGAAACGAGATCATTCCGGTCCTACAGATTCGAAAGATTCACATCGTCCGGACTGCTCAACGTAACGAAGTTGAACGAGAAGACCTGCACAGCAAGAGTGTTCGCGAGATCGACAGGCTGAATCGTGAATCCAGTGGGATCGTATTTATTAGTCCCGGCTCCGGTTATGACCCGGCAGATATCTTGGAGGCTGGCGAAGACGTGACAAGGAAATTCATCACTGGCCACCCAGGAGCCGCAGCTGGTTTGCCACCCCTGGTAAGGTTCGCAGGCAACCCCTGGTTTGTGACTGTGGTCGGGGGGCTCGTCGTTGCCTACCTTATCTGGAAGTTCGGCTGGAACAAGTAG